TTATCATAATTGGAGCAACAAGCGGAAGTATTTGGCGGAACGTCTTGAATGACTGGGAAACAATGTTAGGGAAACAATTTAAGCCAAAAAAAGACGGAAGTTTCAAACTTTTTGGAAATAATGTTTATTTATTCGGCGGAGAAAAGGCAGACAGCTGGAAAAAAATGAGAGGTATGACTTCTCATGGCACTTATATAAATGAAGCAACAGCATTACATCAAACTTTTATAACAGAAGCGTTTTCAAGAACATCAGGAGAAGGTGCAAAAATATTTATTGATACCAATCCCGACAATCCTGCTCACTTTGTTAAAAAAGATTATATCGACAATGCTGGAGACAGATTAGAAAACGGCAGATTAAATATTTTAGTTAGCAATTTCAAACTGGACGATAATGTTTTTCTTAATAAGGAATATGTGGATTCTATCAAAAAGACAACTCCACGCGGAGCAACTTATGACAGAGACGTTTTAGGATTGTGGGTTGCACAGGAAGGTGTTGTGTTTGCTGATTTTTCTGAAAAAGAAAATGTGATTAATAATATTACATCGGAGTTGACTGGGGATTTGAGCATTATGGAACATTGGTAGTTATTGGAGTGGATTTTGAAGATAATTATTATATTGTTGAAGTGATAGCAAAACAGCATAAGTATTTCGATTACTGGAAAATGCTTATTTTACAGAAATATAAAGAGTATCAAGTTTCAAGAGTTTTCTGTGATAGTGCTAGAACTGAATATGTGCAAGGGCTATTAGATTTTGGAATAAATGCTGAAAACGCAAAAAAAGATGTAAAAGAAGGAATCGATTTAGTTGGTGCGATGTATAAAAGAAATGCTTTAAAAATTACAGAAAAAGCGTTTAAAGGGAAATTTGAAGATGAGATATATTCTTATGTCTGGGGGAAGAATGATGAGCCAGTTAAGGAAAATGATGATGTAATGGATGCGATAAGGTATGTCTTGTATAGCTTAAAAAAAGATGAAGGCGGAATCGCTTATTTGTATTAGGAAGGAGGGCTAATGTGACTAGAGAGGAAAGAACAAGGATTAAAACTTATTACGACAGGGAACAATACAGCAAATCGAATTTGAATAAGAATATGCCAGGACTGTTCGACGGAACTGTAGAAATATTCAATCCAATCCGAGATATTGTAAAGGCTTTATCAAATACAGCTTTAAAGGATTTGGGAATTGATAATGACAAATTAAAAGAAATTTGGGAAATCAATCAAATGACCACTTTCAGTAAAAAAATTGCTAAAGAAATGTATTTGAATGAAGAAGTGTTTGTTGAAGTTATATTAACTCCTGACGAGCAAATTAGATATATTTTGCATAATGTAGATGATGTCGAGTATACGGAAGTATTTGGCGAAATTAAGAAATTTAAAGTCGAAGGAGAACAAATTTATTTTGATGAAAACGGAGAAGAGAAAAGTAGGGAGTATTCGAGAGAGTACACAAAACTTGATACCGGAATTGTCAAAAGAACTGAAAAAATAGACAATGAGACAGTTGAAACTCCTTTTATTTTGAATAAAATTCCTGTTTCAAAATTTAAAAACGATAGCAACATTATAGAAGCGTTGAATATTATAGATAAAATCAATGAAACTGAAAGTTACATTGGGAGAATATTTGGAATACACGGAGACCCTTGGCTACATGCGAATGGAGTAAAACAATTTGCAGATGTTAATTCTAGTAACGAAAAGATTAAGAAAAATGCACAGCTTTTGGAAGAGGCTAGATATAAAAAGAAAAGAATTATCAACACTCAAAATTCAAAAGAAATGGAAGCTAGTTTTAAATATATTGAATTGACAAATCCGTTAATCAGCGAAATGCAAAATGATATAGCAAGATTAGAAAAAAGACTATCAAATTTATTTCCTGAATATCTTTTGGTAGATACAGCAACTCAAAATGTGAGCGAAGAAACTTATTTGTTAAAAAATAACGGACTTAAAACAAAAGTGGCGAGTTTTAGAGAAGACTTCATAAAAAGTTTATTAGAGTTAGACAGAATCGCATTGGAATTGTCAGGAAGTTCAGATGAATTAACTGAAAATAATTATACATATTTTGATACATTTATGGAAAATGAAAAGAGTTCTAAATTAACCACTTTATCATTAGCCCTTGATGTGATAAGCAAGGCAAAAGACATTGATGAGGAATACAAACTTAAAAATTTGATAGAAAAAGTGATGGACGATACTTTGCAGGATTTGAGTGGTTTGTATGATTAAGATAGATTTCAAGTGGGATCATAAAACAGAAAAAAGGTTGTTTGTTTTTTTTAGAAGAACAGCATTTTCGATATTTAATGGCAAAAAAACAGATATTGATTATTCAAACTTGATGAAAATATTTGTTAATTATAGCATTTCTTATGAGAAAAAAATTAAGAAGGCGAAAAATATAGATGTAAAAAAGCATACAGAAATAGCGATAAAACAAATAAAAGAGATAAAAGAATGGCAAAACAATCTAAATAATTATGTTGAAGAAAATAAAGAAAAAGATAATTTAAAAGATAAATTGAGAAATAATGCTAAATTCAGAGCTAGAAACATGCTAGGCAATTATTATAAGGATTTTTTGAAAGAAATAATTGCAAGCGAAAGTGAATATTTTGAGTGGAACACAATGGGAGATGAACGTGTTAGACCAACACACAAGGCAAGAGATGGACAAATTTATAACTGGGATAATGCCGAGATAGTCCCTGGAGAAGAACCAGGTTGCAGATGTTGGGCTACTGTTTATTTTCCAGATTCAAAAGAGGAAATTGAAGATATAAACCAAAATTCTTGAGAGTTGAAAGATAACGGATCATTTATGAGTCGTTTTGATGTCAAATCTCAAAAATTTATAGAGTATCAATACTATAAATCATTTATGAGTTATAGCAAATAATCTAAAAAATAAGGAGAAACGAAAATGAGAAATTTTAAACAAATGGAATTCTATTATGATGAACCTGGAGAAGGTAAAGGAAATGGAGAAGGAGCTGGTACAGGTGGCAATGAGCCAACTCTTGATGACTTAAAAACCGAAATTGAGAATTTTAAAAAGGCACAGGCTGAAAAAGATAAGGAAATTAATTCTTTAAAATCACAGCTTGGGCATAGCAATAAACAGCTTGAAGAATTTCAAAAGCACGGTAAAACTGCTGAAGAATTGGCAAATTTGGAAAAAGAAAAAATTGAAAAAGAACTCGCTGAAACTAAAAAACAGTTAAACTTAACAACTTTAAGGACTAGAAAAAACGAGTTGGTAACAGAGTTAAAAATTAGTCCACAGTTTGCTGATTTAGTACAAATTACACCAGAAATGACAATTGAAAGTCTTGAGTTGGCAGTTAAGAATGTAGCAGCTAAAGAAAAGGAGTTCACAACAGACTTTTTGAAAAAGAACTCTATAACAAACGGAGGATTCAATCTAAAAGATAAAAAGAAAGATGAAAAAGATTTTGTTGACAGAATGATTGAGAAAAATAAAAACAATGAAACAGATCTTACAAAATTTTAGGAGGTTGAGATGTTAAAAAGAACAGTAATGCACAAAGAAAAACTGAATGTGCAAGTGAAAATATTAAAATCAGATTTTGCTAATTACATTTACAAAGACAAAAATACCAATAAAGAGTATTTGTTAGCTGGAACACTTGTCAAAGCAAAAAATGGGGAAGATTTAAGAGAAAAAGGAGCATTTGTAATTCCAACAGGAACAGGAACACAGGCGGAAGCTGTATTGTTACATGATGTTGAGTTTAAATATTATAACGACAATGAGCAAGCAACAGTTTCGCTTGAAGGAGTTGCATATTTAGATAAATTAATTGCAGTAGGAAAAGAACATCCTACACCAATTACAGTTACAAAAGCGGAGTTACCAGCAGGGGTAACTTACATTTATAAGGATAGAAAATAGGAGGTTAAGAAATGCCAATGAATTTAACAGATTTATTAAATGCAAAGAGTTTAAATAAGTATTATGCAGGAGTAAAAGGAACTACGTTAGTAGAAGCGATGTTTCCAGCTGTATTTTCAAACACTTTTGATATAAATACATTTGGAAGTTTAGACGGTGGAGCAGTTGAAGTATTACAAAGCAGCCAACTGGATGCAGATGTAATGTTTAGAGACTGGGATTTGAAAACAACAACAAAAGGGGATAAGCAGTTTTTTAGGGAAGGTATGAAGCTTGATGAGAAGCGTAGAAAAGAATTGTTAGAAATTTTGAATACAAATAATCAATCAATTATTGATAACTATTCAATACAAATCTTTGAAAAATTTGCAGGAGCAAAAGGTTTTTTAGGAAGCGCAAGAGCGATTGCAGCTTATACAGTTTCACAATTTTTATCAACAGCCAAAGTAACGTTTGTTGATGAAAACGGTGGAGGACAGACAATTAATTATAG